CGCTAAGGAAACGACCGACTCCGGCTCTTTGCCTGTCGATCTCGCGCTTCTAGCATGCCTCGCGGCGAGCCAGTGCGTAGCCGATTGGGCCCCGTTAAAGGCCCTTCCTGTGGTGATTCCGCCAGCGGTTCACAGGATAAACGGTGCTTCTCTTGCTCTGCCAGCGAGCGTCGCACCAAGGAAACGGTCCACGTTGGGATGAGTCTAATTAGGGTCCGTTACGGCTTGCCGTATTCGGAGTTACCTGATCTCATTCCCGCGGAACTTGGACGTTACCTCAACTTTCTTCTGCAACAGGGTAAGGAGCGGACCTCTGTTGCCTTCCCTCGCCGTCAACTTAAGCGAGGGGAAAATGGTCTCTGTGATCTGCAGAGACTGCGGCGTCATGAACGGTGGGAGCTTGCTCACTCCGTGTCATCGATTAAGCGCAACCTGCCAGCAGGCTGCGTGCGCCACACTCCGTCCGCGCGCGTGTCGTGGGAAGCACGCGCGCTCTCAACCCCACCACCCTCATCTCCTGAGTATCTGGCATTTGTACGTGCCGTTGTTACTCAGGCCCTCCCTGCAGGATGGGACAGAGACTATGCTCGCTTTGTCGGCGATCATCTGCCCAATGCTACGGCCCGTGTTGAGAAATCTTCACGGGCAGACCGGATTTGGTCCGGCCGCAGGGGGGAGTTCTTTAACTTGGCTGCGAAAGAGTCAGAGATGACTCACGTTTTTTCAGCTCGTTACAAAGACGTACTTAGTGCCGGGAAGATGCGGCCTCTGCTCATTCCTGATGAGCGGATTGATCTTCTCGGCCCTGTACATAAGTGCCTTTATGCTGCGCTTCGGCGCAACTCTTGGTGTCTTTGCGGTCCTCCGACCGAAGAACGGATGACATCTGTCTGTGTCGGACGTTACCAGACCTCGGTCGATCTGGTAAATGCTACTGACAACTTGTCACTGGATGTGACAAGGGCGATTCTTGATGCTGCTTTCTTCACTTCGGTGAAGATACCCCGTAGTGTACGACGTCTGGCGTACAACTCACTTGCAATGACTTTCGAGTCATCTGACGGGAGCATCAAGACCGTGCAACACGGACAGATGATGGGTACCTACCTCTCTTTCCCCCTCCTTTGCCTTCATTCTTACTGCGCTGCCCGCTGGGCGGCTAGGTTTGATGAAAACGCCCGTTTTCTGGTTAATGGTGATGACTGTGTCATCTCGGCCACCAGAGCAGTCGTTGCGCGGGACTACCCTCTGGGGTATCAACTCAACGATGGTAAGACGATCCGGGCGGAGAATGTTGTCGAGGTAAACTCGACTGCTTTTCTCAGGCGGGGGGGGAAGTGGCGGGAAGTTCGCCACTTAAGGAGAGGCGGGGCCGTTGCCTCTGACTACGCTGGTATGATGCACATCGCCTCGGCGGTGCGCACTTCAGTAGTCTGGTCCGATGCCTTTGTCAGGTCTCGGATAGGCAAGGGGTGGGGGTTCATGCCCTCTCAGCTGGAACTGTCCGTACGGTCCCATGCCGCTTTCAAGAGAGAGCGGAATCTCAGAAGTCGGAGAAATCCGACCTGCCTACCTTCGTTGCCTTTAACGAAGTCTGAGAAGCTGATGGTCGTTAGTGGGCGACGACCAACGCCGGTGGAGAGCGAGGCTGTGAGGTCTCTACTCTGGGAAACCGGGCGTGAGGGCGGAGGTAAGAGGGATGAATATGCGCCGTCCCGCGGGCATATTCGTCGGACTTACTCGTATCGTGCTTGCGCGATACGGAGTAATCTGAGCTTCGTCAGCCAGATTCTCGGGGCCAGGCTGTGCCCTAGCCAAACAGTCCGCTCCGTTGTTCCTCGGGACTTCGTGAGTGAGGAAGAGAGCTGGGGACTCACAATGTTGGATCTGTGGCGTGATGCCGTAGATTCGCTGGCTTGTGAGTGAAGAGTTCCGTTGGAACACACCGTTTCTGGGGTTCTGGGGAAAACTTTGGGGGGTCCACTAGTAGTTTAGCGGACGTGGGCGGCCCTAGGCTAAATACCTAGGATTACCGAGAATCCGAGTGTTCGATGCGACGAGGTAGTTTACACTACCCGGGACCCCCTTAAATGGGTTATCCCTGCGGCTTGGCCGCTGTTAGGTCGCAAGACGTGTTGGAAACTCCGACCCGAAGTTGGAACCGTCGCGGGGGCTAGTCCAGCTAGCCAGGATGAACCAGTGTGCCCTATCATTCGTGAGACATGGTAGGAGGTCTTAGTTACACCGTAACGGGCCATTAGCGTCACACGC